CGACAAGTTCACTGCGACCAATTACAGCGCCAGTGCTGCCACGATCTCGGTCAACTTGGTGGGGAATGCAGGCTCCGCTGGCAACAGCAACCTGATCACCAAGACCAAGACGCTTCAGCCGTCCGAGGTCTACACGTTTCCCGAGTTGGTCGGGCAGGTTTTGAACTCCGGCGACTTTATCAGTACAATCGCTGGAACCGCTACCGCCATCAACATGCGGGTCTCTGGCCGCGAAGTGACCTAAGGGGAATAGCATGGGCTTTTTCAGTAAAATTTTTGATGATGTTCTTGGCCTTGACCCAGGCGGCGGCGGCATATACAACGTAGCCCGAGATGTGCTGGGTGACAAGATTGCCGATGATGTTTTAGGCATGGACCCAGGCGGTGGCGGGTTTATTAAGGAATACAACGTACTCCTTCCCATGATTGCAGGTTATTACGGCTTAGAAGCTCTTGGCGGGACTGAAGGTATTGCCAATATGTTTGGCTCTGGCTCCGGTGCTGCGGGCACAACTTTTACCGAAGCCCAACTTGCAGCAGCAAGCGCCAGTGCAGACCCAATTGCGTACCTTGCATCCGCAACGCCCGGTGCGGCAGTTGGTGCTGGTGAAGCCTTGGCCGCTGGCACATTGTCGGGTGGCGGCGGCGCTGCTGGCGGCGCGGGTGCTGCGGGTGCCGGTACATATTCAGGTTCAATCATGAACAGTTTAAAAACCCTTCAACCCTACGCATCAATTGGCAGTTCGTTGGCGCAGGGTTATTCTGCAAACAAGACAGCAGGCGCGGCGGCAAACGCTGCAAACGCTGGTCAGCAATCGCAGATTGATCTTCAGCGCCGAATGTACGAGGAGGGCGTTGCTCGGCAACAGCCCTTTTATCAAGCAGGCGTCAACGCGCTGCCCGGCTATCTGTCAGGCATTGGGCAGGGTGGCGAGTTGGTGCGTGGTTTTACGCAAGCAGACTACCAAGCCGACCCCGGTTATGCGTTTCGGCTGTCCGAGGGGCAAAAGCAACTGGATCGTCAGGCCGCTATTCGAGGTGGGCAAATCTCCGGCCCCTCCATGAAAGCTGCGGCTCGCTATGGTCAAGAAATGGGGTCGCAAGAATTTGGAAGGGCATACGAACGGTTTCGTGACACCCAAAGTTTGCGCCGAAACGCGCTTGCGGGTGTTACTGGTTTTGCACCGACTGCTGCAAATGCGATGGGTAACTTGGGTCAAAACTACGCCACCGGCGCAGGCAATGCAATGGTCAGCCAAGGCGTGAACACAGGCAACGCATTGATTGCGGGCCAGCAAGCTCGTCAATCTACATACGGTGATATCGGCAGTGCATTGGGTAAATATTTAAGTAGCAGCAACAGCCTTGGTCGTTCATCTGGATCGTTTAACGCCGATCCAAATGCTTATGCTTTTGGCTCACAGTCTTGGGAATAAATATGGCTGAACTGAACTTTAACGCTTTGGCGCGTCCTGGTCCTCGTGGCTTTATGCAAGGCTTTGAGCAGGGCCAAGAGGAACAACGTGCCAACGCAATGGCACAGCAAAAGATGGCGCAAGACCGCGAGATGAATGCGTTGCGAATGCAACAAGTTCGTGGCGCAATTGGTCAACAAGAACGCGAAGTAAAAACGCAGACTGCTGCTCAGAAAACCGGCATGTTTCGTGAGCGCCTGCTTCGTGCCCGTGACCCTAACGCCGTTCGTGAACTGGTTAAGATGCAATATGCCGACCCTGACCTTGGCCCTGTTGTTTCTCAATTTGCCCCGTTAGAACAAGCGTTGGCTGAAGTGCCCGACGATCCTGCTGAGTTTCAAACCTATCTGCAAAAAGAAACAATGGGCATGGCTGAGTGGATGAAGTCGCAGCAGCCTAAGGTAACGCCTACTGGTGACGTGTACGACCCCGCCAAGCGCGAGTTTATTCGCAAGCCTCAGGCTGTGCCTGCACCTGCTGCACCCGGCGCACCTGTTGCTGTCATGGGTCCAGACGGCAGGCCGCAGTACGTCACTCGTGAGCAAGCTATCGGCATGACACCGTTTACAGCACCCGCCATTAAGCTGATGGGCGGTGGCGGCGGCGCAGGCGCAGGTGGCGGTGCTCGTGCTGGCGGTGCTGCAATGCCAAAAGCGCCTACTGGGTATCGTTACACGCCAACTGGTGACTTGGAACCTATTCCTGGCGGTCCAGCCGCAGCCGAGCTGAATCCAAAAGATATTCAAAAACGCGAGGCCACATTTCCTCAAGCCACAGCATCGGTTAAAAGTTTTGAAACTAAATCCGAGCAATTCATCAGAGAACTTGAAAAACTTCGTGATGACCCCGGGTTAAATCAAATAACTGGTCCTATTTACGGTCGCACGCCCAGCGTGTCGCGTGAGGGTAGCCGCGCTCAGTCTTTGTACGATAAGATTTTTGCCAAAGGCGGTTTTCAAGCATTGCAAGACATGCGCGAAGCGTCTAAAACTGGCGGCGCGCTGGGCAACGTGTCTAACGAAGAAGGGCGCCGTCTTGAGAAATCAACTGTTGGTGGGCTTGACCGTACTCAAAACATCAAGGACGTGCAACAAGGGATCAACGATTTCATTGAAGAAATTCGTGTTTCGCAAGCGCGGGTGCGCGAAGCGTACGATACGACATATGCTTACAAGGACAATGCGGCTGCTGCCGCACCATCTAAATTAAGCCCGCAGGACAAAGAGGCTTTGAATTGGGCGAACAGCAACCCGCAAGACCCTCGGTCAGTTCAAATCAAACAACGATTGGGAGTGCGGTAATGGCTTTTGATCCAGACGCATACCTTGCGCAAACGGCGTCTCCTGCGGCCGCACCTATGGCGTTCGACCCCGACGCCTACTTGCGGGCTACGTCTGGAGGCATTCCTGGCCCCCGCAAAACGGGCAAAATGGTCGATCAAATTCCTGGCTCTAGTGTTCGCGCGCCAGCGTCTACCGCTGCGCCAGAACGCCCCGAGTCAAGTTTCTTCGGTAAGCTGATGGCTCCGGTAGAGACTGCGGTCACATTGGGCACCAGCGCAATTACAGCCCCCATCGTAGAAGGCGCAAAGATTTTTGGTGCGCTGACCAGCGGCCAGTTTGGTACACAGCAAGGCATCAAAGCTGGTGAAGCCACAGGCCGTAAAGTGCAGCAGTTCTTTCAGCCACAGGTTAGCCCCGAAAGTGCAGCGCAAACTGCCGCTATCGGCAATGCGCTCGCCAGCACCGGTCTGCAAGGCGTGCCATTGAACATGATGAGCAACGTGGCTACGCTGGCGCGTCCAGCAGTTCAGCAAGTTGCACCCGTTATTAAAGCGCCGCTTGAAGCGCGGCAGCAACGCATTCAAACGCAACGCGTCAAAGAAAGCGAATTAGCTGCACCGCGAATTGATGCGTCCAAAGACGCGTTGGATTTGGGTTTGGCGTTGGATCCTTCTATCTCCAACCCCAGCGCGGGCAGCCGTATTCGTACGGGGGTTGTTGGCACCGCCGGTTTGCAAAGCAATTTATCCAAGATTAACTTGCCCAAGACGGCTAAAGTTGCTCGCGAAGATATGGGGTTGCCAGAAACCACCAAACTTGACGCTAAGGCGTTTGAAACAGCGCGTAGTGCCCCGGCAATTAGCGGCGCGTACGACAAAGTGCGGTCCATCCCCCGCGTAGCTGGCGACGACGCTGTGCTGGCCGACATTGACAATCTGCGCATTGCGCCGATGATTGGTGATACCGGGCAAGCTGCTGCGGTAAATAATTTTTTGAATACCGTCAAAGGTCAACTGCAAGCAGGCACCGATGGCGGAACAATTGTCCAAAGCATTCGCCAGTTGCGACGCGACGCACAAGCCATCTACAACCAGCAGTCTGCGGGCATCAACCCACCATCGCCCGATGCTATTGCGCGCGCTGACATCAACATGGGCGTAGCCCGCGCGCTAGAAACGGCCGTGGAAAACAGCATTTCCGACCCCAAGTTATTGACCGATTTTCGTAACGCTCGTACAGCTTTGGCGCGTACGTACGATTACGAACGCGCCACCAACTTGGCGACCGGTGTGGTGGACCCACAAGCGTTAGCTTCGTTGGCCGCTGAAGGCCGACCCTTGTCAGGTAAATTGGCCAAGCTCGCTAATGTTGCAGCCAACTTCCCCGAAGTCATGCAAGGCGGCTTAGTGCGAGAGCCAACATGGCGGGAGAAAGCAACGCGTTCAGGTGCGGCCGGCACGGCCGGCGCAGTCATTGGATCGCCGTTTGGTCTGCCTGGCGCAGTGATTGGCGGCGCTGCCGGCGCGGTAGGTGGTAACATTGCATCCGCTTTGATGGCGCGACGCATGGCTACGCCCGGCTACCAACGCGCACGCGCAATTCCACAAGACTACCGACCAACCCCCAGTGGTTTGCGCCCTGTGGAGCCAAACACGCCTGTTAATGCGTTGGCACCGTACGATTACAGTCAGTCTGCGTTTGTGCCGCCCAACTTTGTGATGCAAGGTGAGCAGTACGGCCCCCGTGTGACTACGCCAGGGTTTGCCCCCGGCCCCGCTCAATTGCCTGCGCCAAGTGCTCAAAGCACAATGGGTACGTTGCGCACCGAAGACGCTCGACGTGCTGCAATGTCGCGCACACTGGGTCAACAAGCCGAAGGTCAAATTGCTGCCGCTGAAGCTGCGGCACGTCAGCCAGCCCGTGGCGGCCAAACCTTTGATCTGGACCCCGTTACCGGCCGATTGGTGCCTGTTGACACAACGCTCCAACGGGCTACGCCCGACATCCAGATCATTGAGAGCACCGGTAAGAACTTGGCAGGCGCTGCCGATCTGCTGGCGTCTGGTAAGCCGCCTGCACTGATGACAGCCGAGCAGCGGATCGCATGGAACAAAACCACTGTCGATCTGGCCGAAGTTGCGCCAGGCATGAAGTCGTTAACCGACAAAGCCATCGCAGCCAAGATGCAAGATCGCGCTTGGGTGCAGGACACAATCACCAAGGCGCAGCAAAAAGCCAGGGCGTTTGAGGACATCGCTGCCCGCGCAACCACTGAACGCGCAAGACAAGATGCTTTGATGAAGCGTGAGCAAATGGTAGATTTGCTGGAAACTCTCGAAGAACAGTTTCGCAAAGCCCGACCTGTCAGCACTGGCGGTCAAGGCCCAAAGACGCGCGCCTTCCAGCGCAACATGCTCACGCCCGAGCAAGAAATTCAAAACGCTCTTGCACGTTAATACAAATTAGTTAAAATACGGGAACTTTCATGATGGAATCAGCAGAAATGGCCGAGATCGACCCAGTGAAGTACGGAGTCTTGTGGGAGCGCGTCAAGGGTTACGAACGCCGCTTTGATGAGATGAGCACCAAGATCGACAAGATGGAAGGTCATGTCGAAAAACTGGTGGCCCTTGCAAACCAAGGCCGTGGCGGGTTTTGGGCAGGCATGGCTTTTGTTTCGATCATTTCCAGCGGAATAGGGTTTACCCTAAGTTGGATCAAGGGGCACTAAGTTATGGTTGACCTTACCAAAGCCATCGGAGCAGTTGCCGCAAGCGTTGCCGCGCTAGGCGGCAGCTACACGCTTGCCGACAAGTTCGGTTGGCTTGACAGGGCCATCATTGAATGGACTCCAGAGCATTTTAAAATTGTGGCCGAGGCTGGCAAACCGATCAACGTCACTGTTGCGCGGATCAAAAAGCGTGACGACTGCTCTGTCGAGAGTTTTACACCAAGCATTCGTGATGCGGCAGGCATGGTGCATGAAGCAACCACCACCGCAAGCAAGTTTAGTGGTCCAGCAGGCCCAGAGATTGACACCTTCACGTACCAACTTACGATGGTGCAAAAAGAAAAGATCGCTGATGGCAAAGCCACTTTGCTGGCGACGATTAAATACAAATGCCCAGAGGGCGAGCGAGTGGTTCAGTACCCGCGCCACCCTAATTTGAGTTTTGACCTAAAGGGGTAAGCATGGACTGGCTAAAACAAATCGCACCAACGATTGCCACGGCGCTTGGTGGTCCACTGGCAGGTATGGCTGTGTCGGCCATCTCCAAGGCCATTGGGGTTGACCCTGACAAAGTTGGTGACATGATCTCCAACAACAAGCTGTCAGCCGAGCAGATCGCCCAGGTCAAGATTGCAGAGATCGAGTTGCAAAAGCAGGCGCAGGAACTGGGCCTGAACTTCGAGAAACTGGAAGTCGAGGACCGCAAGTCAGCCAGGGACATGCAGGCCACCACTCGCAGCCTGATGCCACCCATCTTGGCTGGCGCAGTCACCATCGGCTTCTTTGGCATCATGGTCATGATGTTTTTCAACCAAATTGACAGCAGCAACCCGGCCATCTTGATGATGCTGGGCAGCTTGGGTACTGCGTGGACGGGCATCATTGCCTACTACTTCGGATCGTCTGCTGGCTCCCAGGCCAAGACTGACATTCTCTCAAGAACAGCAAAATGAACCTGACACCCAACTTCACCCTTGACGAGTTGACGGCTTCCGAGTCAGCCGAGCGCAACGGCTGGGACAACAGCCCCAACGATGCGGAACTTGAGAACCTCAAGCGACTGGCTGACTTTCTGGAGCAGGTCAAAGTGGTGCTGGGCGGCAAGCCGG